ACCACCAATTACTAAGTTTAAGTTAAGGTTTGTGTTCTCTGTTACTAAGAACTGAGAGTGGTTAGACCATCCTAGAGCGTATGCTCTTGATAAGATGTGCTTGTTAATAGCTTGAGAAACCTCATTAACTAATGCGTTTTCGATCATAGAAACTACGTCGATACCGAATTGTTTGTTAAGATCTTGGATTTGCTCAGTAGTAACAGAAGCAGCAACTTGGAAAGTACCAGCTTCAACGAACTTAGTGAAAGTAGAAAGACCTAGAGATTTGTAATAGCTAGTCTCACCTACTCCTCTTAACATAGGATCGTAGTTTTTAGTACCGTCTACGTATGGACCTTGCCAATCGTTAGTGTTATCAGGACCAGCTCCAGAGAAACCTTGGATATGATCTTCTAACGTTTTAACTAATACAGCATTACCAGCAGTAGAAGCTGCAGGAGTTGCAGAAGTTACTGTAATGATGTTAGTTGCAGAAGCAAAAGTAGCATTGAAGATATCAGCTGTACCTGCTGCAGGAACTGCGTCAGAAACTGATTTTCCTTTAGTGACACCAAGAACTCTGAAGATTGGGAAACCATCAATACGAGAGTTACCAATGAACTCAGCATAAATTACTGAAGTTGCAGTTGAATCTAAGTCATAAGTAGTAGCACTTAAAGCAACACCGATTGCATAAACATTACCTACAGTTAAACCTGTTGCTGGTGAAGCAATAGCAGTAGGGATTTTTACCATGTCTGGTGTGTTAGCAGTGTAAGTAGTAGTAGAATCCTGAGATGTACCAGCTAATGTACCACCTGCATATACGTAGTCTAAGTAAGATAATACTCCAGTAGGACCAGACATAGGGATAACAGGAACGATGTCAAAACCAACGGTTTTAGCAGCTACCTGAATAGCCAATGGAAGTAATGATGGGAATTTATCACCAGAACCAACGTATGGACGACCAGCGTCATAAGTGTTGTTGTAGTAGAAACCAGCAGGACCCGCACCAGCAGCACCACCTTGGTAGTTACCAGCAGGAAGTACGTTACCCATACCGTTTAATACGCCTAGAGAGTTATAAGCTCCGGCAGATTCGTTTAATGAATGGAAGTGGCAATATTTAGATAACCACTCTACCTTTGAACGATCCGTCATACCGGTCTTACTCTCGATAATTGGAGACCATGTTTCGTAGATCTCATTTTCGTTTAAGAGTTGCATTTTGTTAGATTATTTTTTAAATCTTTTGTCTAACTCTGCTGCTATATTCTGCATGTAAGAGTTACTTACACCTGGATTAGCAGGTTTGTTAGTGTTTAGAGATTCGTTTAAGAATTCAGTAGATTCTGGTTTTACAGAAGAAAGACCTCTTGTTTTCCAGAAGTGATTGATCTGATAAGCAGTGTCTAATTTGTAGAATTTACTTTGAGCAACGATAGATGCTTTTTGTGATTCATTTAGACCTTCCCATGCAGGAATCAATTCAACAGGAATCATATCAAGGAATTTTTCTCCAGAATTAACTTGTTCAGTTAAAGCGGATCCCATAATTTGAACTACATCCGTACCCGAATTATAGTTCTGCTCATTAAGAGCCTTAACGACCTTTTGTTTTTCGGCCTCGTTCAAGGATAAAAAGCCTTTCTTAGTTCTGTCATCGACAAGTTTTAAGAAAGAGTATTTATTTTCGTTTATGATCTCATCTGTTTTTGAAGTGCTAACAGATTCGATAAGTTTATCAACTTTAGAAGAAAGATCTGTATAATCTCCAGAGAATCCTGAAGTTCTTCTTCCCTCGTTAAGAGATTCGTTTACATTTTGAGCAAGATTCTTAGTTGATTTTCCACCTTTATTAATAGACTCTGCTAAATATTCAGTGTAATCAATTCCAGATTTAACTTTCTCAGCAATATAATCTGAATAGTTAATGTTTCCATTTACCTTCTCTCCTAAGTAGTCAGAATAAGAAATATTTTGATCTAATTTCTCTCCTAAATAGTCAGAGTAAGTAATACTCTTATCTAAGTTCTCTGCTAAGTAGTCAGAGTAAGAAATATTCTTATCTAAGTTTTCAGCAAGATATTCAGAGTAAGAAATATTCTTATCTAAGTTTTCAGCAAGATATTCAGAGTAAGAAATATTCTTGTCCAAATTTTCTCCTAAGTATTCAGAGTAAGAAATATTCTTATCTAAGTTCTCTGCTAGGTATTCAGAATAAGAAATATTTCTATCTAAATTCTCAGCAAGATATTTACTGTAAGCGATATTGTTATCAAGATTTTCTGCAATGTATTCAGAATAAGAAATATTTCCATCAACATGCTCAGCTAAATATTTAGCATAAGTAATAGCGTTATCTAAATTTTCAGCTAAGTATTTGTTATAAGAAATAGATCCCTCTAAATTTTCAGCTAAATAATCTCCGTATTTAATAGCAGATTCTAAATTTTCAGCTAAGTATTCTGAATATTTTTCTAATCTTTGGATTCTTTC